GGGCTTCACTGGTGGAGTTGCCACCAATATTCAGTGTCTGCCCGGCATAGATCAAATTAGGATTGGAGATACCATTGGTTTTTGCGATTTCCTGGTAGGTTGTTCCATGCTGTTTCGCAATATCATACAGGGTATCCCCTTTTTTTACGGTGTATTGAGCCATGTTTTATTCCTCCTATCTCATTTCCACCTGCCTACGATATAGACAGATGCTGCCGCGGTTGTATCTGCGCTAAAACCTACACTTCCAGAATTATGTATCCAGACTCCGCAGAGTTCCGTTCCATAGGTGAGTTTAAGATTCCACGGAAGGGCCCCTCCGCTATTGCCACCGGCATCATTCAGGGTGCCGATACCATAAATAGTTCCGGTTAGAGCAAATGGGTAGCTTCGTTCCCCACCAAGAATAGATCCGTTATGGTGGACAGCCGTGATGATGGTCCACAGTTCCGCAGTTCCATCTTTCCATTTGCGATATTTCCAGGCACCAGTTGTACCTTCCTCCACTACATGATTGCCCACTTTTGCGCCGTCAATGTAGACCCCATTTCCGAATATCGCTTTCCAGGAAGAATAGAATGTGTAATCCTCCGAATAGTCACAGTAAGAACCAATCGACACATTCTTGCCACCCTTACCAAGATGCAATGCCACATCCCGCGTAGGCACTTCCAAGGTTTTCAGATCATGCTCACCCAGATCATCCACCGCCCGGATTTGAACGGTGTAGGATTTTTGGAGGTCAAACACCACCCCGGAAAGCAAACCACTGTATTCATCTGTTGCCACACTATTCTTTGCAATTAGATTATTCCATAGGTGAACACTGTCGTTCCATCCCTCTGTAGATAGCTTTCTGCGCCATTGCAGCGCACAGAAGTTCTTCTGGGCACCGGAAGAGACAACCTTGTGGTAGTTCCGCGCAGCTTTGATCCACACAGAAGTGCTTGAACCAGTTCTTTTGCCGTTTCCGTCACTTCGGTAGCAAAGAATCGCGTTTTCGCTGCCAACCGGAACAACCAAAGGCTTCGAATACTGGATAACCTGGATCTGCTGCTCTTTAGAGCCTGTAAAGCCTCTGGAATCCTTAGCATATCCATATATTTTTACATTCCCGGGATTCTGCAGTGCATCAGATGTGAAGTTATTTGAGTTATATGCCTTACCGTCTACATTTCCAGAGTAGCTGTTGATTTTGGCGTTGTACTTACCACTGGCAGATACCGCAACATTCACTCTGGTTTTTCCCTGGATGTACAGACCATTAAATGTGCTTGGGAGAGATCCGTTGTTCGAGGAAACAGACAAGCTTACTGTGGGCTTTGTGGCAGCATTATCTGTCATAGTGTAAGTCTTATCCCTAAAATCGGCATAAGCTACGCCACCGACATAGGAGTAAAGGCCAATCCGGATAGGGCAGGAATTGCCTGCACATTTGTTTCTCAGCGCATTTCTTTCTGCATCCGTAAGTGACCATGTATAGCTGCCAGTGTTGGGGATATTCTCTCTGATACAAAGGTGGTCTCCTACAGGATTCGGCTCCAACCAAAGATCCACACGATATCCGCCGGGGTTGCTAAAGGAAATAGTGGGGTTACCTACATCCGAAAAATCATATGCTTCCGTAATAGTTGCCTGCCTTGGAATGCTATCCAGTGTCCAGTTACCGTTGGAGGTTTTGAGAACGCCGGTGTAGATAGATGTTGTCAGGCTCAGAGCGATTGTGAGATTTCCGTAAGTATCATGATTCACAACAAGAGAACCGCTAACACTGCCTTTTGCAGCAGGGAACTCTCTAGTATCCCAGGCCTTTTTGGGGCAGTAATACACTTGACTTCCTGCAATCGTCACTGTGGTTGGGCCAACCTGGTAGTAGGTTGCTTCACCGCCCAGAGAAGATAAGGTCCAGTTAATTGTAGAGCGGTTGTTTGCGATATCGGTTACCTGCTCACAGTAAAGCTGCAGGTATCTCCCTTGATAGGATACACTTGTTAAGGTAAATGTTCTTGCCATAGCTTACCCTCCTATCCAGGTGAATGCTAAGCCATCTGCTGTATCTGCGTTATATCCACCAAACTGTACCTCTCCAAGGAAAACAGATTTACCGACTATATACAGGCAACCTGCACCAATATAGGCAACTTCTGCACCGTACACATCGTAGAAAGAAAGTCTATCTGCCGTGAATCGCGCATACTTTGAGAAAGTACCATTCTCGGAGGTCTCGCCAACCTCTATACCATATACGGCATACCCGTTGTTGTCATAGCCAAGTAAACCTCTCTTGATATAGGCGTTGGTAGTGCGAACATTTTCCTCCAAATTGCCAAGGTTGGTGTTTATGGTCTGTATATTAGAGTAGGTTTCCGTGACACCTTTGGAATTCTCCTCTATCTTCCTGTTCGTTTCCACGAGATAAGTGCCGAAATCGGAGTCAGCGAAGTATTTGCCATCAAAATCGGTCAGAATGGTTTTCTCATAAGCCATCACAATATCCGCAGACTTGATGATCAGTGCCTTTATGGAATTGAAGGTGTCCTCTGCTTCCTTGGGGGAAAGAGATTCACTTTGCTGTACCCTCACAGTCGGCAATGCAGTTCCATTTCCGGTACCGACTGTTTCTATGGTATTAAAAGCCCAGTTGAGCTGCTCCACCAGCTGATACATGTAGCTCTGTACCTGTGCCAGTTTCCCTGCATCATTTTGCGCTGTAATATTCGGCAGTCGAAGGTTTATGCTCATGACAGCTCACTTCCTTGCTCAATGGTTTTGGTGATGGAGTAAATCTTTGCATTGCCAACGCCCTCAATGCGAAGCTTCATATGGTCGCACCGTCTGGGTCTGATGGGGATAGAGAAACTGCGCAGGCTTGTGCCATTGATTATACACACCTCATCCCAGCCATCCGCAAAGTCATACTGTGCAAGGAATCTGACCTCAGAGCCAATATCCATAGACATTCGCACCGTGATCCTGGAAATGTACTTCATATCCGGGCTGGAAATGCCGATCTCCCCGGTCTGTACCATCCATTCCACATCCCCGGCATCCTTTGTCCCAGAGCCAAGCATGGTGATGATTTTCCCGCCGCTGATTGCATACATCTCGCCATCACAGGAGCAGAAGGCGCTCACCTGCAGTCTATCTTCCTTGTGCCACATTCTCCTTGCCGTATCGTATACAAACAGATAATAGTCGGGGCTGATTGCCTCCTGCATGGAAATGTAATACTTATTGCCGTGGGCACCTGCAACAGCCCTTCCATAGTGCATATCTCCAAGGATAGAAGACACTTCCACCGGCAATGATCCATCGTAAGCACAGATTCCACTCCTTGCCTTGTAAAGCAAGGTCTCATTTACGATAGCGAGGCTCTTTTCACAGCCCTTCTGTACGCCTCTGCAGGCTGTAGTCTGTATCTGAAAGTTCGAAGGGTAGTTACCATACACCTTATGAACACAGTTTTCCTTGAAAAAGAGCGGATATCCCAGGTGGGTAATGGCACCGGTAAACTGTCCGTCCGTACCGCAGGAAGCCGCATAGCTGTCTGTGGAAATGCCCATAAAGCAGTTCCAGTTCTTGAAATCTCCAAGCTTGGAGGCGTAGATCTCATTGACCACCTGACCATTGTCAGCCACACCATACATACAGCCCCACAGACGGTTATCGGATTCAATCACGAAGTCCATTTTTGGCATAGACCTTTCCAGCCGGAGCTTAGATGTAGCCGTCACCGCTTCATCTAGAATGCCAACAATGACAACATAATCAAAGGTCCCCTCCGCTCTCGGGTTTTCCTCGCTGGTGTCACCGGGATCTCGGTATACAGCCCACAAAGGACACACCTGCCCTTCCACTTCTCCCAGCTGCGTGATCTGCTCCGGTATTCCAGATATCTTCACAGCATCATACTGGCTGAAGGATGCCGCAATGTTCGGCGCTGCGATCTTTACATAGGTGGTTGCAATCTGATTCCATATGGCTTGTGTCGCAGAGTATTGCTTCAAAACATGGGGAACAGATGATGTATCAATCCATAGCTGCATGTTTTCCGGGTTTTCTGGTGCATTGGGCTGCTTTACGGTTTCTTCATAGGCAGTACCGTCTACCTTGCATATTTCATAACTGGCAGTTACAGACTGACCTTCCACACCGGGATATGCCGCCTCAATGCTTCCAAAGTCCGTCATGTCCTTGGTGTTGATATACTTCTTATCCGGCATAATAATGACATAGGCGCCCATAGAGATCAGCTGCTTAGGCTCATCATTCAGCCCCATATCTACCGGATATTCGTTAATGACAAAGTTTCTGCCATCCACATAGCAAAGACTGTCCTTGGCAATCAGGCCGGTTGGATTGTTGGGTTTCGCATATTCGCCGCGCTTTCCTCTGGGAGAAAGAACAGGGTAATAATCGGAGGTCATATTCTTCATATCAAAGAATTC